ACAATCTAAACAATTAACTTCCCTTGTATTAAATGTTTTAGGCTGTCTTTCTGTGTCTATATTTGAATATGTAAACCAATTCATTTTATGTTTCCTTTCTGTGGTTGTTAATATTTCTTAACCTTTTCAACGATTGTAGTTATTCCATTATGTTGGTAACATAGTAAGCAATTCTTGCATTGTTGACCGGTACAGTTTTGTTTCTCAATATGTTCATGTTCAAGTACGTTATTAAAAGTTTTATCAAAGTACTTAGGCAATTTTTGCATAATGTTAGATATCTTAGAATTGCTATAAACAAGTATTAAGTTTTTTGGCTTGTCATTGTACTTGAAGTATTTTGCAATAATATCGTTTCTTTTCGTCCATAATGCAAAGTTACAATGTGGATTGTGAAAGGCTATGTTTACAAGGTTTATCAAGTGAGTTTCGTTGATAAGCTCGCCATGTGCATTAAATCGAAAGAATGCATTTAATATTGTTGGTAGTTGATTATGTTCTAAGACCTTTGCACTAAGCAAGTCACTATTACGTTGTAAGCTTGGTTGCATATTCTTTCTATAGCTTTTAAGCATCGTATGAGAATAGCACTTTGTGCAAATATTATCTGCTTTTCCGGATGCATTCTGTTTGATGCAAAATGGATTAGTCATTGTGTTAGTTGATATAGCTTGGAAGCCGTCAAGCTTGCCNGTCATTTTTGAAATGTGTACGTTGTTCATGCTTATTACCTTTGCTAAAAGTTATTTATACTTACTTATATATAGAACATGTTTCTATTAATCAAGTACTAAATGTAAAAAAAGTAAATTAATTTTTATGGCAGTTTGGAAAGACTATATAAAGCAAGGTAAAAAATAATATTGATTAGCTGTGAATAATAGTTTATTTGTTAGCATATAAAGGGAAGACAATTATATATTTTTATAAACACATAATTGAGACAATCTCATACGGCAAAAAATGAACATGAACACGCAAAAAAATAATAGCATGCTATCACACGCAATAATTAAGGTACGGGGGCTATTTTCGCAAGGCATGCCACCCAATCGCACCTGCGTCACTTTATATATGTTAATAGGTACTTCTAAACACACATGATAAGCAAAGCAAAACAAGAGCACATCATAGCATCCATTACAGACGGACACAGCCTAGTTAAGGCTTGTGCAGATGCAAAGGTCAGTCGTGCTACTTTGTATCGCCATATGAGCAAGAACGCAGAGCTAGATGCAGATGTTAAGACTGCACAGAGACAGGCTGCTGAGAAAGCACTAGAAGAGTTAGAGGATATGTACGGAGATGCGTTACATGGGCGAAAGAGTTACGATCCTAATTTGTTGAGAGACTATGGGCACCATGTAAGATGGAAGGTGCAGAAGATATTACCAGAGAGATTCGGAGAAGCTAAGAACAGAACTGGCGTTGAGATCAGTGATGGTTCGTTAAAGATAGTTTGGGAGACTGGTACAGAGGATGCAAGTTAAGATACCATACAAGCCTAGAGACTTACAGGCTGAGATGCACAAGAACTTGAAGAGGTGGAATGTGCTGGTTATGCACAGACGCTTTGGTAAAACTGTGTTTGCTGTCAATCATATGATTAAACATGTGCTTACTTGTCCATTACCAAGACCAAGAGTTGCGTTAGTAGCTCCTACGTTTACGCAAGCCAAGAGGATTAGCTGGGATTATGTGAAGTATTATGCTGGAGTGATACCAGGCGTTACGTTTAATGAGACTGAACTAAGAGCAGACTTTCCTAACAATGGTCGGATTATGTTGTTATCTGGTGAGAATCCAGATGCTTTGAGAGGTATATACTTAGACTTGTGTGTCTTTGATGAGTATGGGATGCAGAATCCTAGGGTATGGGGGGAGGTTGTAAGACCTGCCCTATCCGATAGAGAGGGTAGTGCTATCTTTTTGGGAACACCTGCTGGGCATAATCATTTTTTTGATATATTGCAGCAAGCTAAAGAACAGGGCGAGGAAGGCTCTGACCAATGGTACTGGAAGATTGCGAAGGCTAGTGAGACAAAGCTAGTTAAAGATGAGGAACTGAAAGCTGCACAAGTGCAGATGACACCAGAGCAGTATGAGCAAGAGTATGAGTGTTCATTTACGGCTGCTATTATTGGTGCGTATTATGGGAAACTATTAGCTGATGCTGATGATAATGGCAAGATTACCAGGGTTCCATACGATCCTGCATTGCCAGTTCATACGGCTTGGGATTTAGGTATTAATGATAGTACGGCTATTTGGTTTGCACAAGTCTATAGAGGGGGTGCTGTTAATGTTATTGACTATTATGAGAATAGTGGCGTTGGCTTGGACCATTACGCTGAAGTATTGCGAAAGAAAGATTATCACTGGGGAGATCATCTTGCTCCACATGATATTGAGGTTCGAGAACTGGGTAGTGGGAAATCGAGATTAGAGACGGCTTTTAGTTTGGGAATACGCTTTAAGGTGATACCGAGAATGAAGATTGCTGACGGAATCAATGCTGCTAGAATGATGTTGCCTAAATGTTACTTTGATAGAGACAAATGTGCTGAAGGATTGGAAATGTTGCGACAGTATAGGCAGGAATGGGATGAAAAGAAAAAGATATTCCGAGATCAGCCAAGACATGACTTTACGAGTCATAGTGCTGATGCGTTTAGATATTTAGCTGTTGGGTTGGAGAATCGTACTGTAATGACAAGAGCACCACAATCGGTGGCTGTGAATGAGTACAATCCCTTTACGCTATGATGTATGGGCAGGACTATGAAGATGCACTAGAGATGGTGAGGTATAGTGAGCATCATAGAGGCTGGGATGACAGTATGATACAAGATTATATTGAAAAACCTTTAGGGATAAGACAGTATAAGATTATGAGAAACGAATTACATGAGCCATTGATGTTTGCTACATGGGCATTTCCTAGTGAAGAGCAGGTACATGATTATGTTGGAACCACATATTTCCCTACTGATGGATACAAGGGTGGGGGTAAGGATGTTTGGTTAGTAGACTTTATTGCAAAAAAAGGTTATACAAGAAAAGGATTCCTTGAATTAAAAAGGATGTTTATGAGAAGTGGTTATAAAAAAGCCTATTGGTTTAGACCTGAAACTAGAAAGTTAGGTTGGCATATGTTGAAAGGAAAGTAACATGGGTGGTGCTCCAAAAAAAATTGTAAAAACTGTTAAGAAGATTACAAAACCTGTAGAGAAAGTCGTTAAGAAGGTTGCCAAGCCGATTGAAAAAGCGATTGTGGAACCATTAGAAAAGCCGGTAAAGAAGACAGTTAAGGAAGTTGTCAAAGCTCCAGAGATCGTTGTAAGTAAAGTTGTTAAACCAGTTGTAAAAGAGATTGCAAAAGTACCAAAGACCATAATTAAAGTTGGTGCTGATATAGTTGAGCCTTTGGAAAAGCCAGTTAAGAAAGTTGTCAAAGAAGTTAAAGATCTTCCAAAAGATATTGAGAAGAAACTGATTGAACCATTGGAAAGACCTGTCAAGAAAGCTATTAATGTGGTTGAAAAGATTGGTGCAGACATAGTTGAGCCTTTTGAAAGACCAGTTAAGAAATTAATAAAAGAAGTCAAAGAGACTGTAACAGGTACAGACAAAGAAGATTACCGAGTACCAGTTACACCAGTTGTTACTCCAGAAGTTACACCAGAAGTTGTTGAAGATGAGAAGCCATCAATAATGACAAGGTATGCCACTAGAGGAAAAAGATCAGGTCAAGCTGGTACAATCATGGAAGGCTATGGCGTAATACAAAGAAAGAAATCAGGAAGAGCCGTAACATAGGAGATAGCAATGTCATTCTTAAAACCAAAAGTATATGTTCCACCACCACCACCAGTTCCAGAGGAACCTGCTAAAGCTGATTATGAGAAGGCTGCTGCATTAGCTGGAGAAGCTGAAGCGACAGAAAGAAAGAAGCGTAGAGGTCGTGGCAGTACAATAGTTGCTGGGCAACTAGGCGAAACATCTACCAGCATGGGCAGCACAGGTGGTACACCAACTTTATTAGGATAGAGCTATGATGAATGTCAAAGATATAGTTGCTAGATTTCAACACGTTGAAGGTCAGCGAGATAACTGGAA